ACGATGCGATGATTACTCATGTCGGCAACGTAGATATACGTCCCATCGAAACAGACTCCGGCGGGCTGATCGAACTGGTCGTTGCCTGCCCCGATCGTCCCGACCTGGTTTACATAGCTCAAATCGGATGCAAGCCGTTTGACAATGCGATGATTAATCGCGTCGGCAACATAGATGTTTAGATCTAGCCGCACCACCTCAGATATGTCAGCCGCCGCAGCGTTCCCGTAGTAGCACCAGATATACGTCCCCGCCGTCGTCGCGTTCGACTTGGCCCAGAAGAGGCCCGTCGCCTCACCGCCCACCACGGAGAAGGGATCGCGCTCGTAGGGTAGTTTCGTCACCTCATCCAGGGCCACAAAGATGAGGTCGAAGCCGTCCGCGCGGCACTTGGCACCGATATCGGCATCGGCAACGATGGGAACCTCGACAGGGAAGTCCGTCAGGTTCGCCGTGGGAATCGGGAGCGCGATGAGTTTCCGGCTTGACCATGCGGACCAGATTCCAAAGTCGGGCATCTTCCTTTCCTACTCATTCCTTCCCAAGATAAACATCCAGCGTCCCGCCATCGATTGTGGCGAGTTTGAACCCGTTGAGCTTCCTGCCGTGTCTGCCCCAATCGAGCGCGACGAGATTGACGTCCGTATGGTTCGCCTTCAGAACGATGCCTGTCCTCAAAACTCCGTCCGGACCATATTCTTGGATGAGGATGTCATCGTCGATGACGGCAGGGCGATAAACGATCTTCCGGACGATGACCCCGACCCCAGCGTCCGCGATGACCGCAACGGCGTCCAGACTCCAATATCTTTCGCTTGTAGTGACGTTAGACATTTTGGCTTCCTATTAATTCACTCCGATTCCCAAAGACACGCTCACCTCTCCCCCGCTTGAGTTGGGCGGCGGTTCAGAATCCGTTTCCGTCTGAAACGAATCTTCCTGAAATGATAATTTGTCAAAGGCTTCGCTCAATGTGCTACCGTTCTTGCCGTTTCAATCATATAAGTTCCATCGGATACGAACATTATTACGAAATATTTTCCGGAGACGGTTCCTGTCGCCAATGTTCCTATGGATTTAAAACCCGCGCCAAAGGTGATTGTATATGAAGTGGTTCCGCTTGTTAGGATTATCAATTTCGTATGAACGCCCCCTGGAGGCACCGTCGTAGTGAAGGATCCTGTCGCCGTAGGCGTGACCTTGACGCATGAGTTTGTCCCGAAGGCCATGGCAAGGCTTCCGTTCGCCAATACAACATAGACGATCCCTCCGGTGGAGAGTTTTGGAACATTCTCAGTCTGGGCGGCCATGTTTATACAGCGACGTCGTCGTAATCGCTCTTGAGTTTTCCGGTCGCGTCACGCTCAATGGCGATGACCTTGAACTGGCCGGTTGTCGGAGATGTCTTGATGTAACCACGCCCCGTGTCTGTCATCGCGTCGAGGTTTGATTTCGCAACCCCGGCGGCCAGGGCTGTGTTATCGACTTCCCCCGAGGCGATTGGTCTCGCTGCCGCGGCGACCGATCCCGCGCGGGTGATCTGAGCCGACGCTGCGTTGACCTTTCCGACGATCTGGTCGTCCGTGTAGGCCACCGCGTTCGGGTCAAGAACCATGCTTTGAATAGCCATGATACCTCCTATAATCCGTCGTCGTAATCGATGACTAATTTGCCGTCTGCGTTAACGTAGACATTCGTAACGGCCTTCCCCCCGGGCGGAGGAGAGGAGACTACGATTGCTTCAACGATGTGATCGGCGTTCCAGTCCGAGGGTCGAACGACGCTGGGGTCAGCCCCGTCCTGTTTCTGGCTGACGAAAATATGTCGGATGGGCATTTCTGCCTCCGCTTAATTTATCGATTAGGATCCGCCATAGGAAAATGATTTCTTCCGCTCGAGACGATGGGCTTCCATCAGTCCTTCGGAGATCATGTCCACGGCCAATTCCGCCTTCTTCGCTTTCGCGTCCTTTTTCAACTTCTGGTAGTAGGCCAGTTCGTTGACGGGATTATCGAAGATCCCCAACTCGATGCCCTTCAGTTTCATGGCCCGAAGCACTTCAAGCCATTGTTCCCCGAAGTCGGGAATCCACAGGACGGGCATCGGGCCTCGAACGCGAAGGACCTTGATATCCCCGCCTGGGATGCTGAGAGATTTCCCGCCATCGGCCTTGAGGCTCATGTCGATGTCCTTGATGATAAAATATCCATCATGATCTGGACATTCCTCCGCTCTGTAGGTGCAATCGATTATGGCCAAGGCCTTGAGAAATCCCTTCGGCACGTTCGGCTTGAACATCAGAGACTCTTGATCTTCTGGGCCACCGCAGCCGTGTCGGCGTTGAACTGACCGGCCTTGTCGATGCGGTCGACCTGGTCCTTGAGGTAGGAGATCTCCGCTTCCGTGAAGGAGAACTCTTTGTCCTTGGCATTGTCCTGATTCCAAGTGACTCCGCCGCCGCCAGGTCTTGCCGTGAGGCCGATTTCCTTCGCCTCTTCCTGGTTGATGACGAGTTTCTCGGAGATGTCCTTCTCGATGACTTTGGTGATGAGGTTGCCGCGTTCGGGAAAGAACTCGCTGATGAGAAGGCGGTCCTTCACGGTCATGACCAGAGTTTTGTTTTCGGCCATTGTGGCCCTCCTAGTTTAGAGATAGGGGGTGGGAGGCCACCCCCGAAAAAACACGACTAATTGGGAACTGTGTCGTAGCAGTTGATGTAGAGCGTCGCGCCCGAGGTGACGTCGTACACCTTGATGTAGCCATCAACCTTCCCCTGGAGATCCTTGTTGACAACGGCGGTGAAGCCTTCCTTTCCGGCTGCCGTCTGGAACGAGAAGGCGTGTGCCCATCCGGTCCCGTCGCCGGCCGAGCCGAAATGGATGCCCGAGGCCCGCTGTGCGAACGAAGCCCCGCCTTCCGAATGAAGACGGATCATGGCGGTGTTGTAGCACTTCGTTGCCGCCGTGCCCTGGACTGCCGCGTTCTGAGAACCGTCGCTTCTGTCGTCGACGACGAGAAGGTTGGATCGTGTTCCGATGACTCCCCGGCATCTTTGCGATACGAGGAGCGTCACGGCGGTCTCGCACCCCTTCCCCGCGACAGCATAGGCGCTCCGTTCATAGACGGATATCTCGGCGCCCAGAATCTGATTGAGGCATCCATCCGAAGTCGAGTAGGCATAGACGCGGAGGGTCTGGAGAGAACCGCGTGAAACGTCATTCAGCGCGTAGTTGTAGGCCTCGATCCTGGCGCACATGTCCGGCGCACCGCCCCATTGACCTTCGGGGCCGCCCTTGGTCAAGCCGTCGGTCGAAAGGAACTGCTGTCCTGCGAGACGGGCAAAAGATACCTTCAGGACGCCCTGTGCGAGTTCGCACCCGGCCGAGTCACCGTCCGGTTTCAGGCTCCCGGGAGTTCCCTGAACGATGAACGCGCTACACGCCCCGCTGCTCTTGCCCTTGAGGTCGTCGACCATCAGGGCGATGCGTTGCCTTGTCTGAAGATAACCGCTAAGGTTGTTTCCTTTAAGAATCATTTTTCGCGCTCTCCTAATGCGCTAGAGAAAAAGGGGCCGGCCGGCTCTAGGATGACCGCACCGGCCCCGTTGTCCATTTTATACCCTAGACTCAGGTGACGGTTGCCGTTCCGCCGAGAGTGCGCCACTTCCCGTTCAGGAAAATCCCGATCCAGGTCTTCAACACGGAGTCGAAAGCGATGGATGTCGAGGCGAAGCTGGCCGGGGTGACAACGATACCCGTTGCGATATAGGTTGTCATGGCCAGGATCTTGACCTGACCTTCGGCACCGTTCTGGAGAGTTCTCGTCTCGGCTCCCGCAGAGGAGAGTTTCGTGACGAGTTTGCTCACCCCGATGGATTCGGCGTTGGTGCTGGAAAGGTCGGCGTCGGCGAGTAGAGCACCGATCTTGAGGAGCCCGATGATTTGATCTGCTGATTCTAACATGGTGCTCCTTATGCGCTCGCGTGCTTGACGTAGCGAAGAACGCCGATGTTCCGGGGTTTCTTGCCGGTCATGTTGTAGTACCACCGCAGGTTCGCGGCGTACTCGTCCTTGCCCTGGACCCTCGAAAGGATATTCCCGGAGTCGCCGGGAAGCCAGTCGAGGCCCGCCTTGTCGGGGGACGTGATCTGGACGGCGTCCTTGCCCCAGAAATACATCCGCCCGTCGGGACAATCGTCGTCGAAGACGATCGGGATGGACTTGGCCTTTCCGGCGTAGAACTTCATTCCCGTCAGGCCGCCCCAGTAGCCCGGGTCGTTGGGCATGGTCTTGTCGGCCTTGAGGATGGTGAAGAGCGCCCGCCAGATGGCTCCGTTGGTCATGATGACGTCGATGGCTCCGTAGCGCTCGACCTTCTGGATGACCTTGAGGATTGCCTGGTCGGTGACGACTGCGGGCGTGCCGATGGCCGTCCCCATATTGAACATTTGGGCCTGCGCCCAGGTGTTCGTGAGCCGGTTGACGCCCTGAAATGCGGTCGAGAGAACTCCCCCGATGTAGGGATTGAGACTCTCGCAGATCCCGTAGAGCCCCATGGGAACTCCCGTCCCGGCCGCTTCCGTCCCGCCGGTCGGGAAGGTGTTGTGGTCGTAGATGAAGGAGTTGTCCGAGATCGTGACAGCCGACGCCATCGTCAGCGTGTCCGTCCCGGCCCCGCCGAGCGATATGCTCGAGATCTTGACGTCGGACGCTTCGAGGGCGCCCGCGGCGGTGTAGACGTCGATCGACATGCCCTCGAAGAGGTAGTTGGAGGGGTCGGTGTATTCGTTGGCGTCGATGCCGAACCGGCTCCAGTTGGTTGTGTCGCCGTCGACGGTGATGTGCGTGTGCGCGGCTTCGGCTGCCGCGGCGATGGCCAGACGCCCTGACCCGTCACCCCAGAACTGCTTGTTGAGCTTCGTGGGGATATAGAGCATCATGGCGTCGACTTCCGCCTTGACGAGTTCCTTGACCGCCCCGGCACCCTTGCCGCAGGCCATGGCGAGCCCATCGAACTGAAGAGTGCCGTAGCCGCCCCTCTTCATGTAGTAGATGAACTCGTTGTAGGTCCCCTGGTCCGCCGTGGGGAACGTCGATGTCGAGGAGGCGCGGAACGACTTGGGGGTGGCCGTGAGGACCTTCGTTACGCCCCATTTGCCCTTGACGTCCTCGGTATTGGTCTTGAACCTGTCGTAGACGGAGGTGTTTTCGTAGAGTGCGACTTCCAGGCCCGGCTTGATATACTCCAGGAAGAGCTTGTTGAGGCCGGCCGTGGAGAGTTGTGCGACTGACATAGTATTACCCTCCGGTTAATGCTTTGATCGTTTCGGGGTCCTTGAACCCCTCGTCCAGATAATCATCGAGCGACTTGCGCTGGCCCGCGTCAGCTTTCGGTTTCCGCGTCAGATCCGCCGGCCGCGTGGCCCCCTTGATCGACGGGGGAACCTTGGCCTTCTCAGCCTCGTTCTCTTCGATGGCTTTCGCCCCGACCGTGACTTTCAGGGTCTGGGCCAACTTCGGGAATTTCTTCATGAACTCGATGAACTCGGCCAGGTCCATGTCATCGCTGATCTCGGCGGGCTTTCCGTTTCTCTGCTTGTCGTGGAGGTCACGAACGGCCTCCCTCGCCCAGCCCGTAATCATCTTGATGTCCGGCTTCTCGATTCCCGAGAGCTGTTTCTTCGCCACGACGAGAGCCCAAAGCTGTTTCTTGGTGAGGTCTTCGCCTTGGTCGTCTTTGATGTCGTCGTAAGGGAAATTCTCTCTTTCTTCGGCAATCGCCTTTTCGGCGGTCTCCGTTGCCCGTTCGAGGCGGAGCTGTTGGAGCTCCTTTCTCATTTCGGCGATGGCCTTGACGGTCTTCTTTTCGTGGGGGTAGGCGTTGGCAGGGTCGATCTGGAATTCCTCGTAGATCGCCTTATCGTCTTCGTCTACCTTGCCCGCGTCGTCGACCGCCTCTCCCGCTGCGGCAACCTTGGCCTTTACGGCAGCGCCGACTTTTTCTGGCACGTAGCCCTTGTCGATGATTTTCTGCAGGAGTGTCTCCATTCGGGTTGAGGCCGCTGCCAGGCGATCCTCCTCCTTCTTGACCTCCGCTTCTGCGCCCCGCCTATCGTCGGCGAGCGCCTGCGTCTTTTTGGTGTAGTCGGCACCTTTCTGGGCCAGAGCGATGAACTCTTCCTCGGTTGCCACGGGGATCTCTTTCCCGCCGACCTTGAGAACCTTGTAGGGCTTCGAGGTCGAATCTCCCGGTTCCTTCTTCTCCGCGGCCTTGGCTTCCTCTTTGGGCTTGGCCTTGGCCGCATTTTCCTGTTCGGTGGCAATTTCCACCTGCTCCCAACCTCGACTAAATTGCTCATCGAGAGAGGGAGATTTTTCTAGAGACTGTTCACCGGCCTTTGGCTCGGCGACTTGGTCTTCTGCGTTCATGATTGTTCCTCCTGAATTAAAATGGTAAAGAATCCTCTACGGATTGCGTCTCGTCTGTCGCTTGTCCGCCGCCGCCTCCGCCGGCGCCCGCTTGTCCGCCGCCGGCTCCGGCCGCCGCCGCCTGCGTGGTCGCCGATTCCGCCGCGGCCCGTTGCATCATCTGTTTCAACATTCCCATGTGCTGGAGAATATGCGCGTTCATGGCCGCGGACGTTTCGTCGTCCCACCGTTGCGCCTCTTCCGTCTTGGCGAGTTTCGTATGCATGTCCAGATGAACGGCGTGGTTGTCCCAAATCAATATCAGGACGCCGCCGTCCTTGAAATCCTTCTTATAGGTCCCCTCGAGGAAGCATTGGTTCTCGCGGGATGCCCGTTGCTCGTCGGCGATATCGCCGCGGATCTTCTCGGAAATGTCCCCTTCCCAGAGGAGTTTGAAGATCGTGTTCCATTCGATGGGTGCGCCGGCCTGCTTGAGGTCGAGCATCATGCGCTGCTGGATGGTCTTGGACTGGTGGATGGAAACTCCGACGACGAGCTTGACGTCGTAATTCCCCTCCATCTTGGACCCGGAGAAATAAGCGATCGTCGAGCGCTCGTTGACGCCGATGATCTTGACCATTCTCGGATTTTTATAGTATCGGCCCATCATCTCGAGCCGGAACTGAACCTCTCTCTTGAGCGTCCGGTTGTGCCGGCGGATCATCGGGTCGATTTTCTGGTTCTCCTGCTCGACCATCATCGCGTAGAGCGACGCCGGAGCCCGGGAAGCTCTTTCCGGCAACTGCGAGTAGGAGACCTCATGGACGTTCGAGACAAGGTCTTTCGCGCCGATGAGGAAATCCCGGTGGTTCATGACTTCGGGAGAAAGAACCGGCATGTTCACGGGGATCGGAGGCCCCTTGCTCATGTCGACTTCCAGGATCTCGAACGAATCGGTCGTGAAGGCGCCTTCCTTGAGACCCTGGTTCTTGTCCATGACCATCTTCGCCCGCCAGCCTTCGACGTGCTCGGAGATGATCGAGATCATGCGGTTGAAGTCGCGCTGGATGTCCTGGACGTGATGGAGCGGCCCGGTAAACCAGGGCGAACTCCCGTAGCGCTTGTAGCCATACTTGAAGAACGGCAGTTTTCCAAGGGCCGGGTTCTGCTTGGCCCAGAGAATCGTGCCGGGGATGCTGATGATGTGCCGGCCTTCGGGGTATGCGGGAGACGTTCTCTCCCAGTACCAGGCGACGATGTGGGTCGGCTCGTCCCTGTCTTTCTCGGCCTCCTTCTCGTTCATCCCCTTGTATTTCAGGCCATCCACCCCCGACCCCACTTTTCCCGAGGGGTCCGATTGGGCGACTCTGATGTCCTCGGCGGTAATCCCGAACGTCTCGCAGACGGCCTCTTCCGTGACCTCGGCGATCTCGATGATCCAGCGGGCGTCTTCCACGCCCCTTGCCGCCGGGTCGAGGCGGATATTGAACACGGACGGGACGCAACCGACGAGTTCGCCGTCTTCCTTGGTCTTCTCGCCCTTGGTATTCTCGACGTACCCGAACCGGCCCGTCTCCCATGTCCATTTGCGGAAGGCGTTCCCGGTGCGGATGAGGTCGTATTTCAGGTCCTCGTTCAGGGCATCCACGTCGTTGAGATAATCGTTGTGGGCGATCAGTTTCGTCGCCACCTGGGCCCCGTTGATGTCGCGGAGCTCGGAGGAGTTTGGAATCCCCTCGAACTGGGCGGTGAAATTCAGCTTGCCTTCGATGGCCTCGGCGAGGGGTTTCAGCAGGTTGATGACGACCTTTTTTTTCCGCCGCTTGAGCTGGACGGGCATCATCGACGAGGCCGTGTCGTCCCAGATGGAGAATTGATTGCCGTTCTCCCACTCGATGAGTTCCTTCCACTTCCCGTGGTGGACCTTCACGACGGGGTGGGTGAGTATCTGTTTTTGGACGAACGACAGGTGTTCCTGTTCCTTGTCCTCGGGCAGGATCGTCGCGTCTTTATAGTCCATCGCTTTCCTCAGAACAGGTCGTCATGCTTTCCGGCCTTAACGTTCTCTAGCATCTCAAGGCGCTCCTTCTCCACTTTGTCCCGTTGCCCTCTTTCGATGGCGAAGAAATGGCGGATGACCTCGATGAAGTTAGACTCGTTCATGGCCAGAGCCTTGAGTTCGCGGACAACGTCCCGGAAGACCGCGACCGTTTCGTTGGCTTGCTTGGTCTTCTCGTCATTGAGTTTCTGGAGTTCGGCGTGGATGAGAGGAAGATATTTTTTCTCGATGTCCCGGCGTTCGATGAGCGCCTTAATAATTTGCATCTGCGTTCCTCCAATCGTCGCGTTCTCGCTTGAGTTCGTAAAATCTGTCCATCTCTTTCTCGAACTCCGCCCCGATCGACGGTTCGAACTCCCGGCCGGAGGGGAGGACGATCTTCCCCTTCCGCTTCGGTAGCCGGCGGATGTCCAGCTGGTAGGCCAGCGAATCGAGCATGTCGTCGCGGGTCGAGTCCGGATACTCCAATAACTGTTTCTCGAAGGCGGGCATGTTCGGACCGACGAGGATCCGCCGTGTCTCGAACCATTGTTTCAAACGCCAGATCCGGCTGTCGTTCATGTTCGCCGACGTCCCCTTCGACCAG